GTCCCGTCATAGCGGACACAGCCCAACCAGCGGGAACAGCAGCGGGTTCAGTGTAAGACATACTTACAACGGGCTTATCGCCACCTTCTGCAACGTATTCTTCGCCGTCAAGTTTAACTGTAACTGTGGTGCCGGTGTCTTCAACCTTAGCTTGAATGTCATTGCCGTATAATCCCCAATCGGCGGCTTTCAACGCAATCTGATTCGCCAGCGTTGCCACTAGGTTTAACGTAGCTTGTTCAGCAGGATTAACGCGCACCAGTTTAGCTGAAGCTACACCACCACGAGTCCTTTGGGATTTACCGGGAGTAAACAGAATTCTTGACCAAACAGAAGCCAATTCAACGGGAAGTAAGGCGGCCAACTGTGTTCCGCTAGTTACTTCCGTAACAGTAAGTGGTTCACCACCACGGCTACCTTCAAAAAGGATAGCAACAATACCACGCGGGGCAAGTGAAATGCCTGCCGAAAGAGACGTGCTTGTGGTAACGGAAGTACCCGGCTTAAATTGCCTTTGGCCTTTTGCATTAATAATATACGATGGCATAATTCCTCCAACCCGAACAGTTAAAATTATGTTCGAGGCGTTACACCACCATCATTGGGTGGCTCCTTACTCAATATACTTGCAAGTGCTATTTTTACAACTGAAGGCGTCCACAAAGACATATCAATTGGCACCTGCGCTATGTTTTCTTCTGTGACTTCATAATTGCGTGCCCTTATCCACCAATGTTGCGGCAAATAAAGGTCTAATGGGTGCAACTGATTGGCCGATTCAAACTTTAAATCAATAAAGCCAGCCAGCAACATCATTTCTTGTGCAACCAAACAACCAATCCTGATTATTTCATCCAACACTTGCGGGTAGTTGCGCCTATCGTCAGACACAATCATTAAACTGATCATTGGTTTGGTAATGTTGGCTATTTGTCTAACCGGGTCTTCGCCAAGTTCTTGATACATACCCTCTGTCTGTCCCATGTATTCTGTATCAGGGCGTTCATTAAGCAAGACAACACTTATAATAGGTGGTCTGTCATCAGCTATCGGGAATCCAGATATAACCGTAACTGGCCTTTTGGGATCAAGAAAAGCAACTCTAGCGTCGGCAATTACTTGGGCTGGAAACTTATAAAGCGTTCGCGCCCAAGCATCGGCATCTGTTTTAAGGGTTTCTACCCAAGCAATCAAAATTGATTGTAATGCAAAGTCTGCTGGTCCTAGTCTTGTAATCGCCATACTATTCATCCCATAAATTAGCTAACACTTTCGGGGCTTCTTTAGCTATATATTCTTGTACTTCATCTAAGAAGTGTTTTCCCTTTGTGGGCGGGTACATCCACGTTGTACCCCGACCTATATTTTCAGATATAACACGAAATAACTTGTACTGGCCGTCTTTACCACCTTTACCCGTAAATCTAGTTAAACCAGCATACAATCCACTTTTATGATGTGCTTCGTAAAGGGGGCCGCCACTCTTTCTTGAAATTGAGCCGCTACCCTCTGTTGTATGATAACGACCGTCCTCATCTTTGAATTGTGTTCCTATTTTTTTGCGTCTTGATTCGGCAATAATGGCGCTATGTAACGCTTTGGCCGCCCTTTCACCAATCTTGCTTTTATAAGGTTGTCCGGCAAGCGGGACAGCCATACCCGTACCTTGTAGTGATCTTCGCATTGGTATCACACGATAACGGCCATTTTCACCTTGTTTTATTTCTCCACCTTCACGAGTATACTTAAGAAGCCAATCCCGCATGTCTATTGGAGATTTATTGCCCCACTCGATAATTTCAGGAAACTTGCCGACAAGATCAACGCTTGCACCACTAAATTCAGGTTCTTTTTTGACAACATGAATACTGTTTTGATAATCGCGCAACGATCTGTGTAGGTTGTCTTTTGCTAACCCGATCCATTTGGCCCTAGCTAGGTGCGCTAAATCCAAAGATGTCCGTTGCATTTTCTTAGGGGCAGGATACAGTGCCGCCAACACAGAAGCACGATCAAGAAAATTAATACTCCCATCGGATAGCGTTTTAACTGTGGTGGTTTTAGCCATGCTAATCCTCGCTATCGAATAGATCGCGCATATCCTGACTTAACTTACACTCGAATTGAACAGGCAATGAAGTGTCTATGCCTAATGGGTGTTTTTCTGCAACCCGCGTAATGCGAATAGAATGTGGAAAGTCTACAACACGATAAATTGGCATCGTAAAATATGTGATTGTAAAAGTATCCCCAACATCGGGTGTTATTGGGTCATCTTTCAGGTCACCAACGGCCCAATTAAGCTGCCCTAAGCCTTCGGCGTTGTATTCTACCTCAAAGTCTTCACCCTGTGTTAGAATCGGCCCTACGTCGTCTGTACCGGCGTCCATGCTCCGCAAGTATACAACGCCCAGATTGTATTCATCAGAACCACCCAATCCATCACCTGACGTAGTTGGTTTTTCAATGGTTTTTTTTGCAATCGGAAACGGCAATGTTTCAAGTGAATCTTCACCGTCTTCTGTTGCTCTATCTGTTAGTCTTGTGCGAAGTAAGGATACGCGGATTCGTCCCTCTAAGATTGTGATACGATCCATATTAGATGGGCAATGTTCGCCCCTGACAGAGAGATACAATTCACCCGGTAGGAAAACAAAACTTTGATTGAAAATTTTGGGCGACAAGGAACCGCTTTGAATTAATGCTTGTGTGTCCTGCGGGGTGTGATAGATATATCCGAAACCGCCACAAACAGGGCAGTCCATTTTTGGACCTTGACGGCCATCTAGTTTTGTGCATGGACACCTTGACGCCGTTTCCCATCTAATCCAAATGCCTTGTGCAGAGATTTGTTCAGGGGAATATTTTGGTTCCAGTGTCGGGAATCGGTTTTTGGGCGCTGTAATAATTGGATAAGGATCATATACCGGGTACGTTGCCATCTAGTTACCTATTACCAAGCTGCAACCATTATTCCGTGGTATTTATTCCAAAGCAGCGGAGTTTGTTTGTCTATTTGTCGTTGTAACTGAATAATGCGTGCGCCATAACCAGCGTTGGTCGGGCTTGATGTAGTGCCAACGCTTGTCGAGATACCATCAGTGGAAACGCTCTTATTCGCAATACCGGCACCGATGATTAAATCACCAGCAGTATTTAGCATGTGAATAGAAGCCTTTGCCCCGATTAAGGACATTAAGTCTCTATCAATGTCAATCCCTGTGGGATCGTTTTGCCAACCGCTAATGGTTATATCAATGGCGGGAGATTCAGTCCAACCAGTCCACGTTACGTTGGTAACTTGTGACCAAGCTGTTTCGGTGGTGGCGCTAATGCTGCCAGCCACGATCGTAATGGTTTCAGCGTCGTAATCAGTCTTTAACCGTGACAGACCGTCAAAAGGCTTACCGTCTTCTTTGCGATATCCATACACATTAAAGGTGCGGTCAACAGAATCAATAGCGGGCAACGTAATGGTTAATTCGTTCCAAACATAAAATGATGGGCGCCATACAGCCGCGCTAGTCGCTTTGGTTTCTTCAAATTCAGTTATCACACCGTCAGTTTCGACGCCAGCGATATAAGTAATTTCCCAAAGCGCAGCAGTACCGGAATTCATTAATTGTAACGCTTGCGCGTACAGCGGATAATTTTGAATGTCTTGTTGCGTACCCGTAGCGGCGGGAATCATTTGAATGACGTTTCCACGCCTTACAAACCAATCGGTAGGCCACGGTAGGATTGTGGTGCTTTCACCAAGTTTCCAACTAATGGCAGACACGCTGTTGATAAACACATCTGGCAATTTAATTGGCGGGTAAGACATTAAGGACGACCCAGAGGCATCTATCCGTTCAACCATTTCTGTTTTATTTATTTTGATACCTAGTTCAGTTTCGGCCCAAGCTACTGCACTTTCTAATGCAATCTCAAACATTTCAGGCGGATAATATCTGCCGTTATCATCAGTTAGATCAACGCCATAAAGAAAGCCCTTAGTTAACCATTCGGCAGTAAGTGGAATTCCAGTTCGCAGCGCCATTGTTCACACCTTAAAGGTGGTTTTTAGGCCACCGCGTAATAGAGATCAACCGGAGTAGTGTTGACGCCACTAACAGCTTGGATAAACGCTGTACGGTTGCCAACATTAACAACCTGCTCAACATCAGCAACAGTACCGTCAAAGTCAACGACCTTCACTCGTATCCAAGCGTTTCCAGTGGCAAGGGCCAGTCCAGACTTAACCCACACAGCTAAAGATACAGCACCAGCGGTACCAGTATATTCGGGCCACAGGGTTACGGATGTTACGGTTTTTTGAGGATCGATATCACCAGCGAAAATCATACGTGATGTGGCTGGAGCTGTTGTATTGGGATCATTTTCTAGTGCCTTCATAGCAATGGGCGTAGCAACATATTCAGGCTTTAACGTGCCCGACGCCGTAATCAACGCACCAGCATCATTCGCCAACGCATTACACAAATATCTATCAATCTTCGGATGTTGTTTTCTGCTAATGTCGCTCATCTTTCACCTATCGTTTAGCAGGGCGCCCCGGCTTTCTAACTTGCTTGGGTTCTTCAGCCTTCACTTCAATTTCTTTTGCTTCAACTGGTTCTTTAACTTTTTCAGCAGGAACAACCACGAAACAGTATTCAATGCCAGCGCATTTCTTGAATTCTGTTTCGGTTAAATCCATTACAAAGCCATCACCGTCAACATTTCTAGGGGTGTCTGAAACGGTTAGCTTTGTATTCCGCAATGTTTTGTGTTGGATTCGGTCCATTGAAATTACTCCTTAAACTGACTAGGGGACCGGGTTTCCCCGGCCCCCATTGCCAATTCAATTATCGCTTACACGCTGATATTCTTGATCCGTACCATAGCCGGGACGGGGCAGATCAGCGTACCGAACATCGCAAACGCGTAGGGCTGTAACAGATCGATGGCGGGCAGTTTGATCATGGTGTAGGGCATCATCTGACGCCATCTCAGGACTTCTTCGCTGTCCTGATACAGATAAGCATCGGAAGTGCCGGGGATTTCTTCATTATAGTCAACGAAGGTAGTATCTGAAATACCACCAGCGCACTTCACCTGACCAATCAGATACCAAACAGTACCGCCAAGCGTGGTGCGGTAGATGTTATAGAATGTGACATTAGTATTATCAGCGGCATCAATAGTAATCGTCACCTTTTCCGCAGCGGCAATCGTGGTAGCGCCAGAAGCAACAGGGATAGAGGCTCCAAGTGCATCTGCATTACCAATAGCTACAACCTTGTAGACATAATCGCCAGCATCAGCAGTCACAAACTTAGAAGCGGCATCGCCAGTGGCGGTTGCGCTATTAATTGTCGGAACAGCCGGGGCTGTGGCGTGAGTGGCAGCAGCGTGGGTCAGCTTCTTGCGTGACGGAGACAGGTAGTACGACCAGTCCATTTCGACCGCGCCAAGCTGTGTCAGTACGGACTGCACAGTTTGACCAGCCATATTCGGGGGCATTTGGCCCGGCATCTGGATCGATTTTACACGATCACCGTGTTCGTTGCTTATGCCAACGGATGTAGCAGACGAAACCCACAGTTTAGTCGGAAGGCGACCGAACACGTTGTCAACCACGTTTTCTTGCATTTCACCGATATCAGAAAGGCGTAACGGCTGATTGCGTCTATCAAGGGTCTGCCACGATTCATCGTTCTGACGGATGATCGATTTAAGGCCATCAATAGAATTGCTGTTGATGCTGGTATCACCATAGAACATAGCATGTTCAAGGCGAGTGGAAACGTGTGTAGAAGCATCGTTCATGGCCTTCTGCACCATATTGCCAATTCCGCCGACGGGATTGGAAACCATTTGGGCTTGCAGGGTCACGTTGCGCTTTTCACTAATCCAGCGCATTCTCTCGTAGGCACGCGCAAACTCCGAATCAATGTTCTGACCAGCAGATCCTTCATTCTGAAAGATGTCTGCGAATTCAGAACCAATACCGGTCTGTTTGGTGTACTCTACAACCGTGTTTTGCGTGGGCTGCGAATTCTTGTAGATTGTCGGGAAAAACTTTACCAGCTTATCCGTTTCAACCTGCATAAACAGTTGATCGACGATCTCCTGCTTGAACAACGGCGCAGCAGAACCAACGGAAGTGTAATCAGGAGTGGCCCCCGGAGTAGCTTCCATAGACTTCTGCATCATATCGTTCACTTGACGAAGATCGGGCATATTGGAGAAACTACCAGGTTCTTGACCCTGCATGTCCCATCCACCTTCGAATCCAAATACATTGAAATTAGACATTTTTAATATCCTCCGGTGTCACCACTAGTTATTAACTGCGGCAATAAAATCATTCAATTGCGCTTTGGTTCCTTTGAACCCAGAAAACGCGACCCTGTCGTACATGGACTTAAAGGTGGCTTTCGTGGCCGGATCAACCGCGCCCTCAAAAGCCTTCTTCATCGCGCCTGTAGCTTCGTCTATTGAAACCATGTCTTCGGCAACGACTTCATCGCCTGGTTTCGGCACAAGGGCGTTGATATTGGGAACATTCAACGCTTTGGACATTCCCGGCTGGCGCATGGCGTCAAGAAGTTTGCCCATATTGTCTGTGACCATAGTTTCAAGACTAGCCATCTTTCCACCAAGATCAGAAATCATGGTGTTATGGTTAGCTTGAACGTCAATGGACTTCGCCATGTTATCGCATACACTAGTAAGGGCTTCGTTCTGCGATTTGAAGGCTGTGTCAATGTCATTGATCTGTTCTGTGGAGAATGTAGCCACAACGCCATCTTTCGCCCAAGTTTCCTTAGCGTCAGCCAGCGCCTTAACCATTTCGTCAGTGCATTCGCCAAGCGATTTTTCCATTACAGAAACAGCAGCTTCAACAAATTCAATCTCGAATTCGTTAGCCGCAGCAGCATCAGTGATCGACTTCTGCATAACGTCGGTCATGGCGTCCCAATCAGCCTTAATAATCTGCATTTTCATAGTATCTTTACCTCCGAGTGGGCTTTGTGAGCCGCTTCGCCCCACTACTGGCGTGTTATTTTTCAAAAGGGTAGCGGCTCCACCACCCACACCGGAAACGGTTGAATCATCAACCGATGTTCCAACATCTAATGCCTTAACCATAACATCAAAACTTTTTCGCATAGTCTTAATATAGGTTTCGGTATTCACGGGATTGCGCGTAATGGCACAGTTGCGCACCAATGCCTTCTTAATGATCTTCTTATCAAAACTTCTAGATTCAACCGGGCCGTATACAGATAAGCCAATAACGCCGGTATCGCCAGCGTCCTCAACGGCCATCATAAGACTATATAATTCACGGTTCTTGGGCGTATCGTAAAAGTATCCTTTTACATACAATGCGCTGTGACCGTTATCTTGTTTAATAACTTTAGCTTCTGTTGGACGACCTAAACCGTCCTTAACTGCCTTCGAGTGACCATCATCAAACCAGCCGTGTTCCAGAAAATACGAAAGGTCCAACCCGTCCATTAATGTGCGCTCGCCCTGTTGGTCTAAAGATTCAGTTGCGGCGACACCATCAAACCACAATTTCTTGTCGTTTACCTTGCCATCGGTTGTTTCGACCCGTTGGGCCTTGAACATAAAGTCAACCGACTGAATATCTGGTCTGCTTTTTTTCTGACGATAAACCACAGTATGCCCCTACACAGGATAGTATACCTATATTTGAATGTACCTAGTTTGATAAGTTATGCAACTGAAGGTGTATCTTTTTGATACGGTATGTATATTTATTTCTTTCTGGCTAAGTTTCCAGCGTCGTCGAATTCATAATTATCCGGTACATAAATAAGGGAGCAAAAGCAATTGGGATGTACAACACCTAGCGTTGGCAGCCAATCGGCCTTTTTCTTGCCCACGTTGTCACCATTAGCCCGAAGTTCTGCCAGTTTGAATATCTTAGGTATGCCATTATCGTCAAGATACAGTAATTTGCACCACTTACACGCATTAGGATTAACCAACTTGGCAACCCTAGCGTCTGGGCCATAGTCGCTCTGTATATCGTCAGCCGCACCGTTTTCGTGTGCATTCTGAAGTTCTGTACCGGCCACACGATCCCAATCTGTAATTACGTCGCCAGATTCTTGCCTTAGCTTAGTGGTAAGCGCGTCAACGCTCCATCGTTCTTTTATTGCACGTGCAGTAGATTCACCGATGAAATTGCTTTGTTTGTCTGCTA